TGTGTTGGCCGGACGCTTACTCCCCAATGGACCTGAGGCCTTGCATAGAGGCAGCGTTTTTGCCAATGAAGTGCGTGTGCGTTATCGCGCCTGACGCGTCAATGACGATCCAGGTATTCGACACGAACACAGACGCAGAAGAGTTCACCGTAACAGGCATCGATACTGCAGCGCTGGTGACGATCCGGGACATCGTCGGGCTCGTGCTTGAGGTGAAAGGGGAGATGGGGCTGAGGCGGCTGGCGTCTGATCGGCAGCAGAGAGCGTGCAAGAGGTAGAACGAAAAAGCCCGGCGCTAGGCCGGGCTCCTGTTACTTGCAGGTGCCACCTTTGTGGTGAGAGCCAGTACCGCCAGTTGGATGTGTGCCTTTGGGGCATGCTGAAGCAGAGACTGAAACGAATGAAAGTAGTGCGATGAGCCCAGCGATAGCGATCTTTTTCATAGAGCCTCCTTGCACTGCGAGATGCAGTACAAGGCTATCGGCGTGAGCAAAGCCTTCTTGAAGAAAGCCCGGCGCAGGGCCGGGCTAAGTGTTTCACTTAATGATTCGAAGGTACCCAGCTCGCTTAGCCACTGACTGCAGAGGGGCTAAGGTCGATGGGCCCAGAAGCTCTCTGAGGAAAGCTGGCTTCACATTAAGCGCCCTAGCGAGTTGTTCTTCACAAAGTCCTTTCTTAGAGGCGAGCAAAGCTAGAGATTTGAGTAACACCTCTGGCGGCTCCTCGGGGATTAGATAGTCATCCTTCTCTCGTGTTCCTTCATGCTTCTTTAATGTAATGACGCCAGTTTTGTATTGGGCGTCAGTGATTATTTCAAGCTGACGAGCCCTATACAAGATTGCGCCCTTGCTGACTTTCCAGTTTCCCTTAAACTCCCGAATGCCTTTCCAATCAAGTCTTGTCCCGTTTGGGCGTGGGAAAAACTTCATCATCATACTTCTTGGCAACAAAAAAGCGCTAGCAAATCGGTTGGCTTGGTTTTCAGTGATTCGATCGCCAGTTACAACGCCTTCATGCATAACAAGATGGCCAAGTTCATGCGCGATGTCGAATCGATACCGACTAGTACTTTCTTTCGCGTTGTTCCTCACAATGAAAGGCCTTTCGACTGCTACTGACAACGCATCAATTTCTTTTGTGAGGCCTTCGAAGCTTAAAACAACGGCTCCCAGATTCTCTGCAAGTCGCGTCATATTGTCCACCGGCCCTAGCCCCAAATCCCATTCTTCGCGGCAGCTTTCGGCAGCCCGCTCAATGCAGTCATGGCTATGGATGTCTGGAATACTAGGTATGTTGACGGACGGGAGCCTGAGCTGCTTCTCAAGATAGCCAATGAGCGAATGGACGACTTCGCCCCTAGCAATAGCTACTTGTTTGGTGGTTTTGGTTGTCGAAAGCAGCTTTCTGAAGTGGAACTGATCTTCATGAAGGCGATTGACTCTGGACTGGAAAAACTCAGGCTCGACATTGAGTGCTTCAGCAAGGCTGAGAATTAGCGTCTCAGTCGGCGCACTCTGTCCTGTTTCAAGTTTGTGAACATATTGCCTGGTTTTTCCAACCAGAGCACCAACCTCTTCAAGAGCCATCGCGGAAAACACCCGTGCAAGCTTGAGAGACGCTCCTTCAAATGCAAGGCTCATGTATTACTCGTTAACCGCGTCATTGTTACCAGTATTATCAATATCGTCTTCCAGGAGATCGATCTGGGCAGGAAGCAACGTCTTAGATGCAGGAGCAGGACCGCCAACAGAATGCAGGTAAGCACCCCTGGAGCCATGAGTCCACTGAGAGACTTTTTCCTGGTAAACGTTGTAACCGATGAAGTGCGCTCTGTCCTCGCTTTCATCTCCCTCCGCTCGCTCAATGACAAAACGCCAGATCACAGGGTGATCGTCATCTTCAGAGAACATGTCATCAACGGAATTGCGCTTGAAAAACCCTTTCTTGTCGGGGCTCTCAGGGTCATCACGAAAGAAGCGGCATGGAACACCGCCGATGCAAAAAGTTACATCCATGCCAGGATTCGATAGTGAAAGCCATTTGTGGGACTTTGACATGCACATGGAAATCAGCATGTTTTTTGACCGCTCGAAAGCCGCCACTTCGCGGCTAAAATTAGAGTCGTATTCCGACTGCATTTCTTGGATGGTCGTAAACCTGATATCCAGCAACGCATCAGCGATCACGCCAAGGCGGTCATCGGTAAGGTCTGAGTGAAAAAAGGCGGGTTTATGGGACATGCGACTTGCTCTCACCAAGTATTAATGGTGGCATGTTCTTGCTGATTCCCTGATTTGTCAACCAAATTTCATTGCTGAAATTGAGATTTGTCAACCTATGTGGCACGGCCTCGCGCAATCTGCCCAGCCTTTACCTCACCCGCATACCATAGAAGTGATTCAGCGCTATCAGCTCAACCACAGCCACGAAAACGCACAATACGACGAAGCCTGAACTGAAGACCCGCTTACGGCCGGATGATCCTCCACCCAGCCAGGCCGAGTCGGAAGCGCCGGGAATCACCATGAGTAACGCCAGCCAGGCAATGGCCCCGGCCTTGCTCCGGAAACCCTGTTCTCTCCACGCGCTCACTACTTTAGCAAATTAAAGCTAGGGCAATTCATTGCATGATGGCGTCGCATAAGCGCTGGATATACCGACTCATCGTAAATCGGGAAGCCAGGGCCGGGGTCTGTGCGCTGGGCGTCGTGAAGCACGTCGTCTATAAAGGCTGATCTGGCGAGATCCTGAACTGCCCGACATTGCTCAACTCGCTCGGCTTCCGTCGCCGGCATTGGGAGTGCTTCGATTCTCTTTTCGTATTCAGTTTTTGGCTTGCTGGCGCAGCTTGAGACAATAAAGGAAACGACTATCAGGACCGAAACTCTAAAGACATTCATTTCACATTCCATAATGATGAACCAGATGACCCGGCTACTCAGATCGTTCCCGTACAATCCGTCCTTGCCTAACCTCATCTACATACCCAGCCAGCTTGTCCTCGTCGGCCTGGAACAAAATGATCATCTTCAGGACGGCTTGGGCATCAGCCTCGTTACCCGCCAGGCTCAATCGCTCGACGATCCGCAGCAACTCCACGGCCGACCATTTCAAGTCAGAGGCGAGGCCCTGTAGGTCGCGTGCCAATTGTTGATTCGGCTTCGTCAATCCCATGACTGGTACTCCTACGAATTCCCGCCGCGCCATATGGCTCGGCTTTCATGCAAATTTCGTCAGCGCTCTGACCACCACACCGATGATCCTACAATCGTCCGCGCACTGTATCGTAGGGTACGCCGCGTTCAGCGGTTTCAAAAACCTGACGCCACCGTCTTCTACCAGCTTCTTGAATGTTGCCTCATTGCTCCCGGCCAGCTTGGCTATCACAAGCTGTCCAGGGCGCACGTCTGCCTGGGTGTCTACAAGGATCTGGGAGCCCTCAGGAATCGAAGGGGCAGTAGGCGCCGTCATCGAGTCTCCTTTGACCAGCAGCCAGAAAGCCGGGCCTTTAGCCTTGTAGTCAGACATCTCGTGATCATCAGAGGCACCAGGCGCGTAGGGCTCAACCGCTTCCGACCATCCGCCGGCAGCGACCCAGCTCACTACGGGGTAGCAATACATCTGCGCAGGCTGATGAATCATGGCGACGTTTGATGGCTCGCTGGCAACTGCTTTGCGATCGACTGAAGCCTCATCAGCACCGTTTTGAAGCCAGCCAAGGGGCGTATTCAACCCCTCAGACAGCGCCCTCATCTTTGCAGGGCCTGGAATTGCCTCTCCGTTCAGCCATTTACTGGCCGCTTTAGGCGTGACCCCTGTCATTTTTGACAGGCGAACACCAGCGCCCCACGTTTCGACGTGGTTATCTGCCAGCGCTTTCTTTAAGCGAGCCGCAAAAGCAGCTCTTAATTCTTCTATCTGAACCATAGGTTCAGTTTTGCACGCGCTTGCATGTACTTTCAGTTCCGACATAATATGTACTGCAAGTTCATATTTGACCCGGAGGCCACATGAGCCCGCTAAAGAAATCGATTGATGACGCCGGCGGCGTTCCGTTGGTGGCCTTGGCTTGCGGGAAGACCCCGCGTGCCGTTTACAAATGGCTCACCGCCGAATGCCTGCCCCGTACCGAGTACACCGGCGAAACGCGTTATGCCGAGCGAATCTCAGCGCTCGCAGCGGCTAGAGGAAAGCCTTTTGAGGCCGCTTGGCTTCTCGCCGAAGCGCATCCGAACAAGTCAGCGGCGTGACGGCAATTATCCGCGCAGGCGGGAAGGGCAGGTAGTACAGCGGATGGGCTGTTGATTCATCCAGTACCAAATCCCAGACGAAAAAAAGCCGGTGGCTAGACCGGCTTCTTCAACAACAAACAACGTGAGGTAGCTGGATTATGCACACCACACCACTCCCATGCAATACCGGCCATGATGCCGCCCCCGGATATGGCGAGCACCAAGCCCTGACGCGTCAGTTAATGTCGTCGCGTGAAATTGCAGAACTGACTGGCAAGCAGCACAAAAACGTCAAACGCGACGTTGCGGCCATGCTCGCCGAGTTGAAAATAGGTGCGCTCAATTTTGAGCACACCTATCTGGACGGGCAGAACCGTAAGCAGACTGAGTACCTCCTTGATCGTGAGCACACTGATTGCTTGCTCACCGGGTACAGCGCCGGGTTGCGAATGAAGGTGATCTTGCGCTGGCGGGAGTTGGAGGGTCAGCTGATCGGCCGACTGCGCGTACCGACTTCATTCGCCGAGGCTCTGCGCCTGGCTGCCGACCAGGTCGAACAGAACCGGAAACTGCAATTCGTCATCGATAAACAGGCTCCGAAGGTCGCAGCCATCAATCGCCTGGCTAGCGCCGGCGGTGCCATCTGTATCACCGATGCTGCCAAGCAACTGCAACTTGCCCCGTCAGCGCTGTTTGCGTGGCTGCACCAGCACCGATGGATATTCCGGCGAAGTGGCTCTGGTCGGTGGACTGCGTACCAACCCCGCATCACAACTGGCTTGATGGTGCACAAGGTCACTGCGCTCAAGCCCGATCCAGAAACAGGCGCAGACCGCGCTGCATTTGATCCTCTCATCACAACCAAAGGCTTGGCGTTGCTGGCTGAACAAAATATTGGAGCGTCTTCGTGAGCGTTCAGGCAATGGCGTGGGCGCTACAAATCCCGCGCACAACTCTTTCCGATTCAAGCGCGCGCCATGTCCTGCTGTGCTTGGCGAACTACGCCGGTACCGATGGGCGTGGAGCATTTCCCTCTGCAACGACACTGAGTGAAGACACCGGACTTTCCGAGCGAACCGTGCGTTCCAAGCTCGAGCTGTTGCGGGTGTCTGAACTGATCGTTCCAGGCAATCAGGCGCTGGCTGCTGTGTACATTGAGCGTCATGACCGCCGGCCCGTTGTATATGACCTTCCTATAAAGCGGGGTGCAAATCCTGCACCCCGAACTGAACGGGGTGCAGATGACGGCACGGGGTGCAGATCACAGCAGAACGGGGTGCAGAATTCGACAGAACGGGGTGCGAAATCTGCACCCAATACGTCACTTAACCATCAATTAACCGAACAGCAGCAGCCGCGCGAGATTTCGGACGTGATCGATGAACAGGACAAGCAGGCCCTGGAGTCGACTGATGATCGCCAGCGCTTCGCCATGTTCGCCGACTGGACACCGGACAGCCGCTACCTGATCGCCCAGGCTCAGATCGCTGGCGTGAAGCCTACCGATATTTCTGACGCGCTGATCCGAAGCTTCATCGGCTGGTTTGTGGCCAAGCAGAACACCGTGGACACGTCCGCCGGTTGGTGTAACCGCTTGGTGGGCTGGTACTTGAGGGAGCGCGCCAAGGGGAGCTTGCCAGATTTCGACGACACGTCATGGTCTGACGATCTGGGTGACCTATGACCCAAACCAAGGCAAAGCGGCCCCAGAGCGCCACACAACTCATGACCAGCATGGGCAACTTGCCGCCTGTCATACCTTCAGTTCCGAAAGCACTTCCTCCCGGCACAGCGTCCGTTGTAAACGCGCTGTTCAGGGAGTTGCAGGCAATATTTCCGGCGTGGAGGCAGGCGTGGCCGGACGATGCGGCATTGCAAACTGCCAAGCGGAGCTGGATCAAGGCGTTCATCGTCGCGGGCATAAGAACCCTGGAGCAGATCCGTTATGGCCTGCAGAACTGCCGCCAGAACGGGAGTGACTTCGCGCCCAGCGTCGGCAAGTTCATCAAGTGGTGTCAGCCGACTCCGGAAATGCTGGGAATTCCATCCCATGACAGGGCATTTCGCGAGGCGCTTCTCAACCTGCATCCATCGCGCCGTACATCGCGGGAGTGGTCACACGAGGCAGTACGCCACGCCGCGCTCCAGTGTGAGATGCATAACCTTGCCGACCTGACGTCGGAAAAGGCCAGCAAGGTGTTCGACCGCGCTTATGACATCACCATCCGCATGCTTGTGCATGGGCAGTCGCTGGAAGACATCGCAGTCGGCATAGGTCATGACGGACAAAAATCAGAATTCGAGCGGGCCGAAGAGCTGACAGAGCGGGTAAGTCTCGCACTGATTGCACGACAAGGAATCCCGGCAGACGGTGCAAAGGCGCGTGAGCTGCTGATGGCGAAATTTGGCAGAAGGGCGGCGCAATGACCAAGCAAACGAAACTCACCAAGGCAGCGCGTGACCGTGAATGCCAGATCCGTTATCCGGGCTGTTCGAGCGAATCCTCGACCACGGTGCTGGCCCATTACCGGCTCGCTGGTACTTGTGGCATGGGCATCAAGCCAAACGATCTTCAGGCCGCTTGGGCGTGCGCTTACTGCCACGACATCGCCGATGGCCGCTTGCGCGCTCCGGCGGTGCTGAGCCGTGACGAAGTCCGTCTGTTCCACGCCGAGGGCGTCATGCGTACCCAGGACGCGCTCATTCGTGAAGGGAAGGTGTCACCGTGAAGCCCGCCGAAATGACGTTGTTTAAGCCGAAGCGCACCCGCGCCAAGTCCGTCGACCGTGAAGGCCTGGAGCAGGCCGCGCTGCTGCGCGAGCTCAAGTTGCGTATGCCCTTGGTGGCGGCGCTGATCTATCACGTTCCCAACGGTGGACACCGGCACAAGCTTGTTGCGATCAAGCTGAAAGAGCAGGGCGTGCGCGCCGGTGTGCCCGATCTGGTGCTGCCCATGGCCCGCGGTGGGTACTTCGGTCTGTACATCGAGTTCAAAGCCACGCCGCCGCACGATGCCGCTGTATCGGGCAGCCAGTACGAGTGGATACGCCAACTCGGCGAGCAAGGCTATCTGGCGATCGTCTGCCGTGGGCACTTCGACGCGATGGAGCAAATTCGCGCGTACCTCCGACTTCCTCAGACCGTGGTGGCTGCATGAGAAATTTCTACATTCGCTGGGCAATGAGCACTTGGTTCGGCTTGGTCCAACTTTACAAGTACTGCCCTGAGTGGGATGCGGCATTGAATCGCCTTATCGACAAACACTGGCAAACGGTTTCGATTGAAGGATGCACAGCCAGGTTCGGCACGGTCGACGTATGGATTGCGAACCGGTACTACGCGTTTGGCCATGAGTGGGGCAGCGGCCAATACTTCAGGCCTTCGGTTCATACGATGCGCCGCTTGGACTCCTTAATCAGCCATTTGGAAGGTCTGCAACTGACCAAGGAAAAAGAAGCCCACAGCAAGAAAATGGGGGGCTACTGATGAGCAATCAATTCAAGCCGGGTGACCTGGCGCTGACCAAGGTTTTTGACGTAGATATTCCTGCAGGAAGCTTGGTAGAGCTTACTGAGCGTATAGAAAAAGGAACTCTGATTCGCGGCAAAGGCTACGCATTCAAGGCTCCTACGCCGGGCTGGTACGTGATTCACAACAGTTCGGGGGCGCGCACTGCCTACGGCGAAAATGAGCTGATACCTCTCCGCGGCGAGTTCGCTCCAGAGCATCAGAAAGCCAAGGAGGCAGAACCAGCATGACCGCCGCCGTCAGAATCACCGACGCTGAAATCAAACGGCAGTCCGCTGGCACCGAGCGTGATCTGCGCGACGTGGAGAACCGTGGCCTGTACCTGCGCTTTACGCGGGATCGTTCCCGGGCGTCGTGGTACTTGGTCAGCAAGGGCAAATGGAATCTGATTGGCCGTTTCCCCGATCTGTCGGCGAAACAGGTCGTGGCTGCGCTCCCTGGTATTCGGCTTCGCATCGAGGCTGGTGCCAACTCAACGCTCTCCAAATGGGCAACTACAGGTGAGCTGCTGTGCTGGTTCGCCGAGCGGTATTCGCTCGACCGAAGCCTGTCGAAGAAACGCAAGGACACCAGTGCGTCGATGCTCAGGTGTCACCTCATGCCATGCTTGGGCGATATTGCGCTGGCCAGCATCGACAAAGCCACGCTGGACAGCCGGCTGATTTGGCCGATGCAGCAGACCGTTGAAATCGACTACGTACGCTCCGCCTTCCAGCTGCTCGCCTTGGCGTTCCGGCAGGCATTCAAGCTGCGGCTGATATCGGCAAACCCAATGCAGGACATCAAGTTCAAAGACTTCTCAACAGCCAAGGTCGGCATCAAGGCGTCCAGGCTGCGCGGCACCCAGTTACAGGACCTGCTTCACCATTTGGCTGAGGTCATAGCGTCCAATCCGCACGACGGCATGTTGGCCGTGATGATGCTCTGCCACGGCACGCGCATCGGTGAAACTCGGTTGGCCCGTTGGTCCCACATCAGCCTGGCTGAGCGCGAGTGGTTCATTCCAAGCGAGAACACCAAGACCGGAGTCGAGCATCATCTGCCGCTGACAGATCAGGTGCGGCAGTTGCTTATCTGGTATCGCGACAAACAGCAGGCCACCGGATACGACGGACAGTTCCTGTTCCCAGGGCGCGGCGGTGAAGGGCTCAGCGAGGGCCGAGCCAGTGCGGTGTTCGCTCGGGTAGGGAAGGGCGAGTGGACCAGCCACGATCTGCGCAAGCTTGCTCGCACCTGCTGGGCAGATATCGGTATCGACCATCTTATTGGTGAGCTGCTGATCAACCACGCCATGGGCCACAACGTGAAGGTTTACGTCCAGTCGGGCGTGATGGCCCGCAAGCGGGATGCACTGGTGAAATGGAACGCCCATCTAGACGGGAAGGGCTTTGGCCTCATTCACGAATTGACCGGCTTTAGATTCGAAGATTCTGATAATCACCTACAGCCCACGTATGACGTGGCCTGTAGCGCAGATGCCAATACCACCATAGGCGAGGTTTAAAAATGACAATTCCAGTTATCCATGTCGTCGTTGAGGGCCGTAAGACCCTCGACCTTGCCCCCCTGAAAGCGCTTGAGGCAGCCGCCACTCCAGGCCCGTGGCTTCGAGATTATGGAAACCATGTTGAGCATTCTGCATGCGGTGATGAGGGGTTCGAAGAGTGGCAGGAGGCGGGGCCGGTGATGGTTGGCGGTGATACCCCGCAAAGCAATTCCGATGCGGATTTCGTAGCCGCTGCTCGCCAAGCTATTCCGGCCCTGATCACTGAAATCGAAGCCCTTCGCGCTCAACTGCTGGAGGCTCAATGAAGAAGAGTCACGGCCCTACCTTCAAAAAGTCGATCGTGCCGCTGGCCACATGCCCGGCATGCAAAGGAAAGGCCTTTGTGATCGGCGTCTTTCATCAGATTGATTGCGTCCAGTGCAACGCTTCCGGCTGGGTCCGATTCGATAACGGCGAGGCGCTGGAGATTCATGATCTGGTATTCCAGCTGGGGACGGCTCTCAGCGCCGCCTGCCGACAGGCGAACGGCAGAGAAGTCCAGTCCGGTCCGGTACGGCCCTCAGATGTCAGTGGTTATTACAGCCAGAACAACCGCCGCGGTGCCGGTGGATCGAATTACACAGGGGATTGACCATGAAAAAGCGTACATACGTCGACAAGCCATTGGGCGACACGGAATACCTGCTGGAAAACTGGGGCTCCTGGCGGATGTCTGGCATGGGCGTGCCGCGCTATGTCTCCCCGCTGGCAGCCTTGATGAACCAGTGCTGCCCAGAGCCAAGCCCAATGAGTTATGTGATTACCGACGAGACGGCACTGCTTGTGGATGCCGCTATCGCCAGGCTGATCGCGCGGAACCAGCAGATGGGCGATTTCGTCTGGTGGTATTTCGGCTCCAAGTGGACGATGGTCCGGATCGCTGAGACTCACAAGATGTCGGAGCGCTCGGCCCGCGAAATCATCCGCCAGGGAGTGGCATGGATCGACGGTGCTTTGGGAGATATTTGCGAGGCAGCGTAAAAAGTTCTTTCAGGCCTGATAAACACCTGTTTTGATGGCACGGTGTTTAGCTGTTCCAGCGCGGCACCCACCCAATTCCAAAGGCTCGCCATATCGGCGGGCCTTTTTCATTTATGGAGTAACGATGGACCCGACCGACCTCGGCCCAGGCACCGCCACCTGGCTGGGCGGCACGGGCACCATTCTGCTGGGTGGCTTCCTGTGGTTGAGGAAATTCCTCTCACGGGATGCAACCGACCGCGCAATGGACAACGCCGATATCGGCACAGTCCGCCGACTCAATGAACTGCTCGACTCTGAACGCCAGGCGCGCAAAGACGCCGAGGCCAGAGCTGATCAGTTCGCCAAAGAGCGCAACGAGCTGGCTGCTGCTGTTGGCCGGATGGAAGGGAAGATCGAAGCCCTTACCAGTCAAGTAGCTCAACTCACTGACAAGGTGACCACGCAGAGTGACGAGATCGCTCGACTGCGTTCGCGCCTCGGAGGTATCAACTGATGGAAAGATGCGCAATTGATTTCATTGCTCGCCGCTGGTGGCGCAGCGTGGAAGTTTGGGTCATTGCCTCACTTTTGGTGATTGGATCGTTCGCGCTGGGCTTCGGTGCATCGCAGTGGTATCTCGCCAGTTGGTACAGCGGCCAAGTCGCTGAAGTGCGCCGGGGTTATGACGAGGCCACCATTCAGCGTGATATGCGGCTGAACAAGCTGGCCAAGTCCGCTACCGAAGTCGCCGTAAAGGTTGAGGGTGCAGCGGGGAAGGCCACGGAAGCGGCAGAGGCAGCCAGTAAGGCCGCCGACAAAGTCAATGAGGCGGTAGAGCGGCACACGCCGTAGCCGCCGTTGTCCTCAACGATGCACATTCAAATGACCTCGGCGTTATAAAACCTCTCGACATTCTACGTTAGCGCTTGACCAGCCTAAGGCCAGGGAAGGTCTTTTTGGCGGCAATGATTGGCGGTGACGTCATTGCGCTGACTATGTCCAGTTGTTTGCCGTGGGCAACTAGGGCTACTCTAAGCGCTTCAAGCTGCTCTATTATGAAAGGGTCATCAGCCAAGCTGGTGCCCTCAATCTTGAAAATTGTTTCAGCCAGCAACTTGTAGTTTCTTAAAATCGTTTCTAAATCACTCATGTTATTCCCGCCACGTTGTGTTCTGGAAAAACCTAATTCCGTACAAGAATGCCGGCAGCAGCGATGCTTCGTCGAGATATTGCGGACGACCTGAGCGTGTAGAGCTGCCGATGAGAAAGAGCTGATTTTTGAGTGTGGCCACGATCATCACTAGCCCTCAAGCAAACCCGATCAGCCACCCCCTGATCGTACTCTAAACTCGGTCGCTAGTGGCTGCTCTCGCTTAGGCTCATATATTCGCCACGCAAAAAACATGGCATGGCTCAAGACACTCGGGAACCTCGTCACCAATTCATAGACTGCCATTTCCTTGCGCGGAGTGACTATGACCAAGAAACATTGGATGGTCACCGCCCCCGGCTACAAACCTTTTCCGATGATCCTTCTAGAGTTCGCCCTCGATGACGCGGGTGCGCTTGCCTTTGCCCGGTCGATCTGGCCGCGCTGCACAGTGGAGTAACGCATGACTGACACCAACACACTGAAGGTGGCCACGATCATTCCTGGACCTCAAGAGAACCTGATCGGCCCGCACCTAGCCAGGGGCACCAAGGTGATTCTCTCCGATGGCAGTGAGCTGGGCGGTATTACGAGCGTCACCCTGCGTGCGGACGTTCGCGGCCTTTGGAAAGCGACCATTGAAGTCTGCCCGAGCGAAGTGCCCACTTTCACCGTAGAGATCACCGCGCTGGCTGACGAGGAACGTCAGTATGTACTCGGCGGCAGCCTGGTTACTGAAGGCTGTTCTAATGTCCCTTCGGACGGTACATACCTTCTTACCAGCGGCGAACGGGTCATACCTCATGGTGTGTAGTGGCTGCGGAGCCCGGCGCGAGTGGTTTAAGAAGTGGAGCAAGGTGGCATATGAACGAGCACAGCAACTCCTTGCTAAGCCAGATCCTGGCCGAGCAGGTGAAGCAGACCCAGCTGCTACAGCGGGTGGCAGAGCAACAGGCGCTGCTGATCGACGCACTGAGTGAAGAAGAGCCAGAAGATCCTGACGCTCAACCACTCACGTACCTGGACGGAACACCATGCCGCTGAGGCCACAGAAGCCATGCAATGCCCAAGGCTGCAGCATACTGACCCGCAACCCCCGGTACTGCGACGCCCATAAGGATGTAGCCAAACAGTTCGAAGTGAAGCAGCGTGAGAAGCAACGCGAGACCAGCAGCCAGCGCGGCTACAGCTACAAGTGGCAACAGGCGCGCAAGGGATTCTTGGCTAAGCATCCGCTCTGTGTAGAGTGCGAGCGGGCTGGACGTGTCACAGCGTCGACAGACGTTGATCACATCGTCCCGCACAAGGGCGACATGGACCTGTTCTGGGATCGATCCAACTGGCAGGCAATGTGTCATCCATGCCACAGCACGAAGACGGCGGCAGAGGACGGCGGATGGGGCAACGCCCAAGCTTCCCGGTCTCGCTGACCAAAATAAGATTGATTCTCGTCATTTTTCACGAAAATGCACCGATATGGCGCGTGCGCCAGTCTGGTGCGGTGGGGGCGGGTCCAAAGTCTGGACCTTTTCGCTTCTAGACCGCGCCCTCAGTCGTTTTTTTACACCCGCGAAATTAAAAATTCTGGAGTTGCGCGATGGGAGGTACCGCCACGGTCGCCGGCCGTGGTCGCAAACCCAAGCCGACCGCCAAGAAAGCACTAGCCGGAAATCCCGGCAAACGCGCGCTGAATAAGGCCGAACCCGCTTTTTCGAAGATCACAAATGTTGATCCGCCGGAGTGGCTCAGCGACCGCGCTTCGCAGATGTGGAAGATGATTGTTCCAGAGCTTCTGCGTGAAAACGTGGTTGCGATAACTGATTTACACAACGTCGAAGCGTTCTGCGTTGCATACGACAACTGGCGGATGGCACAGGAGTCGGTCCGCCAGCACGGTATCGTCGTTACTGGTGCCACCGGCGGCCCGATGAAAAACCCGGCGCTCACCGCTGCGAACGAAACGATGCGCCAAATGGTGACGTTCGGTTCGATGCTGGGCCTGGACCCGGCCAGCAGGACACGCCTTATCGGCGGTAACAAGGAAAAAGAAACCAACGAGTTCGCCCAACTACTGAGATCGTAAATGGCCAAGTCCGCCCACCCCAACGTCGATAAGGCGATGGTTTGGGGTCGGTCTCTGTTGCGCGGGAAGGTGCCGGCCTGCCGCTACATTCATCAGGCCGTGCAGCGCCACTTCGACGATCTGGCAGCCAGTCGCAAGCGCGGGTTCAGATTCAAGTTCGACCCGGCGAAGGCTGAGAAAAAACTCAAGCTGATTCAGCTATTGCCGCATACCAAGGGTGAGTGGGCGTTCAAGCGCCAGTTGATCACTCTTGAGGGATGGCAACTATTCGGCCTGGCCGTGACGTTTGGCTGGGTAAAGAAGAAGGGCGGGCACCGTAGGTTCCGCGAGAGCTACTGGGAAGTGCCGCGTAAGAACGGCAAGTCCGTTGTGGCCGGAGGCGTGGGCATAGGCATGTTTGTTGCCGACGATGAGTTCGGTGCCGAAGTCTATTCAGGCGCGACAACCGAGAAGCAGGCTTGGGAGGTTTTCAGGCCTGCAAAGCTGATGGTGACGAAATCGCCGATGCTGATCCAGGCTGCGGGCATTGAGGTCAACGCCTCGAATATGAACATCCCGTCCGACTTCAGCCGGTTTGAACCGCTTATCGGCAACCCTGGCGACGGTGCGTCACCCAGCTGCGCCATTGTCGATGAATACCACGAACACCCAACCTCCGCTCAGTACGACACGATGCTCACCGGCATGGGGGCAAGGCGTCAGCCGCTGATGTTCATCATCACCACGGCCGGCGCTGACATCGAGGGGCCTTGTTACGACAAGCGCCGCCAGGTTATCGAGATGCTGGCCGGCACAGTTCCAGACGAAGAGCTGTTCGGCTGGATCTGGACACTTGATGAGGGCGACGACTGGACGGACCCCAAGATGCTGGCCAAGGCCAACCCCAACCACGGCGTATCCGTGTTTCAGGAGTATCTGGAGAGCCAGCAGGCTCGTGCTATTCGATCTGCGCGTTTCACCAACACGTTCAAGACAAAGCATCTGAACCTGTGGGTCAGTGCCAAGTCCGGTTTTTTCAACATGGAGGATTGGAAGTCCTGCGAGGACACCTCCCTTACGCTCGATCAATTCGAGGGCCAGGAGTGGATTGCCGGTTTCGACCTTGCGCGAAAGCTGGACATGAACTCGAGGGCGCGTCTGTTTTGGCGGGTGATCGACGGAAAAACTCACTATTACAGCGTGGCTCCAAAGTTTTGGGTGCCATACGACACAGCGTTCGATAGCGACAACAAGCGCATGTCCGAGCGCTTCCAAGCCTGGCTGAACTCGAAGCACCTCGAGGTTACCGATGGTGCCGAGATCGATTACCGCGAAATCCTTGAAGACACCAAAGAGGCGAATCACCACGCACCGCTGCGTGAATCGCCGATTGACCCTCACGGTGCTACTGGATTGAGCCATGACCTCGACGACGAGGGTTTCAATCCGATCACCATCACCCAGAACTACACCAACATGTCCGACGCCATGAAAGAGCTGGAAGCGGCTATCACCGCTGGAAGGTTCCACCATGACGGCAATCCGATCATGACCTGGTGTATCGGCAACGTGATCGGCAAAAACATGCCCGGTAACGACGACGTAGTACGGCCCATCAAACAGGGCGATGACAACAAGATCGATGGCGCTGTCGCACTGATCATGTCGGTCGGCCGGGCGATGATGCAAGTCGTTGTCGGCGATGGCGGCGTGGACCGATTCATGGATTCAATCCGGGACCCAATATTCGAATGAACACAGCATCAATCATTTACCTGCTGACTGCAGTGTTGGGCTTTGCCCTTGCAGTGGCAGGCGTTTACGTGCTGCTTGGCGTGGGTTGGGCGCTTCTTGCTGCCGCTTCGTCGTGCTTCGTCGCGGCAGCTTTCATTCGAAGGGGGCTGACCGGTGGCTAAGTCTTTTAAATCCGTCTTGAACGGCGCAATAAGCGCGCCTCGTTCATCGATAATCGATTGGGTGGGTAGGTCTCTCTCCGGCAGCGCTTCCGGCATTTGGGCGCAAACCGTGGGCAGCACATCCGCCAACGGCAAAACCGTGACGATCAACAAAGCCATGCGTCTGGCCGCTTGCTGGTCTTGCGTGCGCCTCATCTCCGAAACGATAGCAACTCTGCCGCTCGGCCTATACCGGCGCATGCCTGATGGCGGTCGTGAGGTGGCCGGTGACAATGATCTGCACTGGATTCTCAACACCAACCCGAACAGCCGCATGACTGCTGTGCAGTTTTGGGAGGCCGTAGTGGCTTCGATGCTGCTGCGGGGTAACGCTTTTGTCGAGATCATCCGTATAAGCGGCCGGATCGTCGCGCTTGAGTTCCTGCTGCCCAATCGCATGGATTTGGATGTAGCGAACAACGGCGAGATTCTTTACCGGTACCGGGAAAAAAACGGGCAACTCCGCGATATTGCTGGCAGCAACATGATGCATATTCCGGCGTTCTCTCTGGATGGGCAAATCGGACTCTCACCCATCGCCTACGGCGCAGACGTGTTTGGCGCGGCCATGTCGGCGGAGGACGTTGCGAGCTCCACGTTTAAAAACGGTATGCACCAAACCGTGGCCTTTGAGGTTGATGCGACGCTGAACAAGCAGCAGCGCGACGATTTTCGCGACTATGTACAACGCATTAGTGGCGCGATGAATGCCGGTAAATCACCGGTTCTGGAAAAGGGTGTTTCCGCCAAAGTGATTGGTATCAATCCAGTGGACGCTCAGCTTTTGGAATCTCGAGAGTACAGCGCCGAGGAGATCTGCCGCTTTTACATGGTGGACCCGACGCTGGTCGGTTACAGCGATAAGGCATCGAATTGGGGTACCGGCCTTGAGCAGAAACTACTGCGATTTTTGACCTTCACGCTGCGCAGCTTTATGTGGAATAGAAAATCAACACCATGATGCCCCCTTAGCTCACCGTCTCTGGCTGGCTTGATAAGTGGGATGACCATCATTCATGGAACCACGGTAGCTTACCTGACCACTCAAGAACGTTTAATCCAGAAGTCTTCCTAAGCAGCAAGGAGAACATCACAATGGGAATTTGCGCTTCCAAACCTAGCGTCCGGCACTACTACAACGAGGATTATGGGAGAAATTATGGCGCTGATACCGCCCAAGCCTCTTCGAACACTTCAAGTTCCGACAGCGAATGGGAGCAATCCACTCCGCACTCGCCTAGGCAACCTGTAGCTGCTGACATACCCGATAGAGCCAAGGACAAGATTTCAGCGCTACGCGAGTCCTACTACAGATCACAGATGAATTCAAATCCGGATCTCTTGCATTATGCAAAAAATATACTCGACGATATAGAATACCGACAATCCAATAGTGACACACTCCAACTTGACGCTCAAAACCTAGGCTCGCTTGCTGCAGCTTATAATACAAGCTTTTCCCAACTTAACCTTCATTGTTTCGACTCGCGCATCGCATTCCTCGATCACCTGCAAAGTCATAATGAGCCCGGCGCGTGGCGTGGTGTTTTTCGGCTAAATCCGCCCTCACTTCATCACGTTGCTGTGGACGTACGTAACCACTCCAATGGTCAAAAGACGCTGATCGTATTGGAGCCCATTACCGCCTATAAGGATGATGTTTACCCTCCTGCCTACTTACCGGGTTATCCTCAACTGCGTGAGGAGGTCAATACGCGATTTCGAGGAAATGCTAAAATGTCTATCATAGAGACTGATGCACAACGTTCATGGCACGACTGTGTCATATTTTCGCTTAACTTTGCTTTGTGCGCCCACCAAAAAGATAGCGTCTTCGATAGTCTTCATGAAAGCTTGGCTGATAGTGGCTATTGTTTTCCAAATAGTGAAGATAGCAGATCGCGACTTACCAGAGGAATAGAATTGGTTGACGGAAAGAAAGTGCTGCCTGCCGTATTTTATAAACATGCTCAGTCCCGTGGCACACTCACTGCTGTAGCGGAAGCTCAGCCCCACATAGCAAACGACAATGTCAGCACAAATCGGTCATCGTCCAGAGAAACGTTAAACGAGCGTGCTGAGGCATTCCGCGTCCATCGGGAGGGGGGTGATCCAGAAAACTATAGTATGTCTATCGAGTCGTCCCGGGCGCGAAAGATAAGGAAAGCCCTAGAGAGCCAATAATAAGATGCATTGACTTATTTAGATGGGTCTCCCTGAGAAAAAAGACATGCGAGGGAGCCGCTGACTTATTCAATAACCAGTTATTGCCTCGTTATAAATCAAGGTCTCCAAAGCGTTCTCGGGGCAAAAAACGAATAAATCAGCGGCTCCTTGGGACGCCCACGATTACCGGCCTTTACTCGCATCGATTTGACTGGGCGTTCGGCCATCCAGCGTCGGCACATCATCGAGCTTGCGTATAAGCCCATCCAATTTTTCCAGGTCACCTTCAACAATAGCCCGCTCATCGGCCGTCAGGGGCACGGCCTCCAGATAATGTCCGATGGACGCTTTACTTTCCAGAGCCTGCGCTCTGGCACTGGCTTTGGGAATATTAAAATCGCAGCCAGCACACGCCATTCGATGAGGGCAACTGCTCCAGAACGGATTTGAACAGTACGAATCGCCCAGATCATAAAAGGTATAAGGGTCAGATGAACGTCGTGCGATTACGTCGTGGTCGATAAGCACTGACACCATGTGAGACATTTGATCAGCTTTGACAAATGATGCAGCCAGCTTGGTGGGGCGGATGCGGATGTAATGGAGCGTAGAACTGGGGGAACTGTGCCCAGACCACTGCATCAGCTCCATTAGCGACATGCCCTGCGGAACACTCGCCAATGCAGTAACGACCGAGGCGCGCCCCCGATGGCTGGTAATACGACCGCGACTGTCGTCTAGCGGGACACCGGCCTTTGCACATAGTATCGGGATAATCTTACGGTTGATGACTCCCGCGCCCATGCGCTTGCCCCGAAACTGAAACAGGTAACTGACCTTCTCCCCGGTTCGTTCATCCAGAAGTGGTGCCTGGTTCACCGGTCTTTCTTTAAGCCAGGCGTCGATTCGCTCTTTAACCACCACGGCCACGGGTTTGACAAAAGCCTTGAATGTCTTGCTGGCTGGAATATCGAGGTAGCACAAGGTCCCTGGTGGAATTGTGGTTCCGTCTTCGTGTACTACCTCATGGGGCTGGGCATGCGCACACCCCATGGACAGCCGCATAATTTCATTACTGCGTAGCCCGGTGTGTGTCCACACCACAGCCGCAGCCTGAACCATCGCCAAGGGGTAGTGGATTTCCGAGAGCAAATCCTTACGCTCCAGGTTTAGGCTCGCCCAGACCAGCTTGAGCCAGCTGGAGTCGTCGATAACGCGTGGATTGATCCCCGAGTTGAACGCCACAGTACGGGGTGTGGCCAGGTGATGACGGGGGCTGAACTTTAGACGTCCCCAGCCCCACAGTTCAAAGTCGATGAAAAAACGGCGTAAGGCATGCAGAAACGCTCGCTTTGAGTTCGGTGCAATCGGTTGACCAAGTCCTTTCAACTTCGTACCGAGCGCTGACTCCAAAGCCCACTCACCAACGGTCATCCGGTCAATCGCCGCGATGACGGCCGCGCAGGTTGATGTGTTCCAATCGACGGGGGAGCTCACCCACGGCTGCTCGCGCGTCAACCAGATGCCGGTTCTCAACATGAAGCTGTAGTTACTTTCCCGTGTACGGGGACGCAAGGTTGAGGTGTCTCGCCAGCGACGGCACCAACTGACCCAGACAGAGTCAATCCCCTCGATACTCTTTTCACGCCAGTCAACATAGCCACGCTTGCGTAACGGTTTATCCAGAATACCCAGCGCAGCTAGACCATGGGAGACTTTGCCAACCAACCTGGCAATGCCCACGCTTCGATGGCCTTGGCCTTTAATCAAAAGCCCTTCCGTGAAAGTCTCAAGCCGAGGGTCGCCGTTTTCCAACATCAATACCCCCAGCACGCCACTCAGAAATTTTTCAAGGTGACGCGCTGTGTAGCCCAGTGATTTCAAAACCGTGCTTAAACGAGTGAGCTCATCCTTGAATATCTCGTGCCCAAAAATGAATGATGCATAAATCGCAGATTGGCGAAATTTGGTAATGCGTTGTGGCGTACGAAAACCTCCCAAGTGGTATGCGACCGCTGCCAGATAAGGGCGCGACCCAGCTCGGGTGTCGAGGAGAGCCAACCACTGCATTTCTGACCAAGACCAATAGGGGGTATCAGTCTTACTAACGTGCCAGAGAATGACGGACACAGAGGAGACCGCCAATCGATCCGAAACGCCAGCGTGTACCACGAGATCAATTAGAGGAATAATGAGTCTGGGTACACTCGATTGTAGATAGGCCCAGTCGGAACGATACCGACGATTCGAGAGTATAGTCCGCTCCAGATCCGACAGTTCCTCTTGACGCTCATAATGATCCACATCAAATGGCACGTAGCTCATGGTAAATAATGCTCCCGTGACGATTACTCCGACTTGAAGAGTTCAGCGAACAGTCGGGCGTCCAGACTACCTACCGAATGCGCCATTTTTGCAGTCAAGTCAGCGCCCGACAGGTGCACATAAATCAAAGTGGTCTTCGGATCCCGGTGACCTGCATAGGCTGTCAATTCATGCAGTTTCCACCCCGCACGTGCCAAATGCGTGAGTCGCAGATGACGAAAAGTGTGTGTGCTCAGGCATGACAGATTTGAGTCCGTGGCCCATCTTTCTACCGTTTTACTCCACGTCCACCGCGTGAGTGCCGAACCTCGATTGCGATCAGACTCGGATCGAAACAGGGCTCCTTTCGACCAACCGGCCAGACGAAGGGCATGAAGATGCGTTCCAAGTATCGGCGCAATTTCAGGGCTGTAGCACACGACACGGCTGCGTCGGCCTTTGGTCGTTTCTGCGCGCACTGAAATGAGTCGATGGGCGAGATCCAGGTCTTCGATTCTCAGGCCCACTAGTTCGGCACGACGGAGCGCACCGCAGTATGCCAACGAGAGCATAAGTCGATCACGAATAGACGACCTGGCCGCGATGCTGAGAAAGTAACGCCACTGCTCATCCGAGGGGATGTCGGGCAGCTTTATCAGGCGAGGCACCAGCCCTCTCATAAAGCCTGAATGTCCAGGGATCTGACACAGGCGGCCGTGCTGGCCGCGAGGTACCGGATTCTGTGCGCAACGCCCCTGAAACACCAGGTGGTCGTACCACAGGCGGATCGCGGTGAGGCGCTGGTGCAAGGTCGAATTCGCCACCGCGTTTTCTTGCCCGGGCAGTAGCCGACGGATGTAGAGCGTGACTTGCTCAAATGTGATGGATTCAGCCTCCAGACCGGAGGCTTCGCAGTGGAGCAAGTAATGCGCCAATCCCCTGCCGTAGGCATCCAAGGTAGCCGGTGCTCTTCCCAGGTTACCGAGCAGCGCCAGCCATTCCTGAACGCTGGGGTAGCGGTGAAGCACGTGCTCATAAGAGGCAGTAGAGGCCATGGGCAATCCCCCAGAACGTCGACAGAATCAGCGTAGCCCAAAAGCATTCCACTTAACTTACTATATGCGCCGCATTGAGGAAGGGATCAGTCGCAGTTTGCTGGCGCCTGCGCAGCGCCGTCAGATTTACCCAGAGTTTTCCATCGAAGGCTTGATGCGGGCCGATAGCGCCGCACGAGCAACGCTGTATTCAGGCATGGTGCAGAACGGCATTTACACGCGAGACGAATGCCGCATGAAGGAGAACCTGCCCAAAATGGGCGGAAATGCCGGTGTGCTAACTGTGCAAACCAACCTTTCGCCGATCGACAAACTGGGTCAGAGCGATGACGGGCAAGCCGCAAGGGCAGCTCTACAGAACTGGCTAGATCAGCCGGCAAACTCGAAGGAATAAATCATGCAACCAAAATCCAAGGCTGGCAGTTTTAACTGCGAGCTGAGCCCGCGCGCGCTCGACAGATGGAATCCTGCCATCAAAGCGGCCGTGGAGTCCACCAGCGATACCATCACCATCTATGGCGTTATTGGCCAGGACTGGTATGGGGAGGGCGTTACCGTCTCGCGTATCGACGCGGCCCTTCGCTCAATCGGCGATAAGCCAGCCACCGTCTATATCAATTCGCCGGGTGGCGACATGTTCGAAGGCCTGGCCATCTACAACCGGCTCCGCGAGCACAGCCAGCCGATCACGACCAAGGTTCTGGGCTTGGCCGCCTCGGCTGCTTCGGTGATTTACATGGCCGGTGCAACGCGCGAAGTGGCCAGCAGCGGGTTTCTCATGATCCACAACTGCTGGACGCTAGCCGTCGGCAACCGCCATGACTTGCGCGATGTAGCGAACACGATGGAAGAGTTCGACGCTGCGATGGCAGACCTTTACGCAGAAGGCAGCGGCCAGGCCGTTGCTGACATCGCCGAGATGATGGATGACGAGACGTTCATACGCGGCCGACGAGCAGTTGAGCTCGGCTTTGCAACGGCCGTTCTCTCATCTGACGAAATCACCGAGCGTGAAGACGAGCAGGCCCAGCAGAATAACGCGCTGAAAGCTATGGATGTCGCGTTGGCAAAAGCCGGAATGGCCCGCAGCGAGCGGCGCGAACTCTTCGCCAATTTCAAGTCCAGCACGCCGCGCGCTGCTGGCGGGGGTAAGCAATACGCTGCCTCGTCCGATAAGCCCCGCGCTGTCGAGCTGGACCTGTCACCCCTGCCGAAACTCAACTTTTCCTTTCCCGTATAAGGCTTCACACAATGATGAAATTTCGTCTGTCCCCGGCATTCTTGATGGCTGTGTTGTCCATCGCTGCCTTGATCCCGCTGACCTTCGGTGCCACGCCCGAAACAGTTATGGGTTCGCTTTTGCTGGTGGGTATTTCCACTGCGCTCGTAAAACGTGGAACCTCTCAATATCGCGGCTGGAATGCTCAGATGGGGAAAATCGGTGAGGATGACATCGAAACCCAGTACAAGCAGACCCAGGCCAACCTCAAGGACATCGGTGATCAGCTCAAGGCACATGCCGAGCAGGCGCAGAAGAATGTCGATCACCATGAGGGCCTGAGCAAAGAAACGTCGGCCAAGGTCGACGAGTTGCTGATGAAGCAGGGCGAACTGCAGGCTCGCGTGCTGGAAGCCGAGCAAAAGCTTGTCAATGCCAATCGCGACACACAGCGTAACGAGTCCCCGAAGTCCGCTGGCGAGTTGGTTGTTACCAGTGAACACATGGAAGGCGTCAATTCGTCTTTCCGTGGCTCCCGTCGTGTTTCCGTGCCTCGCGCCGCTATCACCACGACATCCGCCGGTGGCTTGGCGGCTACGGAGCGCCTGGACACTGTCGCGCTGCCGGGCATGCGTCGGGCCACCATTCGCGATCTGGTTGCCCCCGGCCAGACCGAAGCTGGCTCGCTTGAGTACGTCCGCGAGACAGGCTTTACAAACAATGCCGCGATCGTAGCGGAGGGCTCTGCAAAGCCGTATTCCGAAATCACGACCGCCTTGGTTACAGCGTCGGTCCGTACTATCGCCCACCTGTTCAAAGCCTCGCGTCAAATTCTGGATGACGCAAAGGCTTTGCAGAGCTACATCGATGCGCGGGCTCGGTATGGCTTGCTGCTCACTGAAGAGTCCCAGTTGCTGTACGGCAGCGGGGCTGGTGCAAATCTGCAAGGGCTTGTTCCGGTAGCGAATCAATACACGTCTCCGGCTGGCTGGACCGTTACCGGCGAACAGCGCATCGACCGACTTCGCTTGGCCCTTTTGCAAGCTGAGCTGGCAGAGTTCCCTTCGGATGGCATCGTGCTGAACCCAACTGACTGGGCGCTGATTGAATTGATCAAAGACAGCCAGGGCCGCTATTTGATCGGTCAGCCGCAGGAAGGCACTGCAGCTCGTCTGTGGAATCGCCCAGTAGTCTCAACCCAAGCCATGAAGCAAAACGACTTCCTGGTAGGTGCCTTCAAGCTGGGTGCGCAGATCTTTGATCGGATGGAAGTTGAAGTTTTGATTTCCACCGAGAACGACAAGGACTTTGAGAACAACATGGTCACGCTTCGCGCTGAAGAACGCCTGGCGTTTGCCATCTACCGTACCGAAGCTTTCGTCACTGGCAAGCTCACGGCTGCGGCCGCTGCGGCTTAAGCTGCCCAACCCCTAAAGTGGCCGGCATCCCCGGCCCACCGAGGTGAGAAATGTCAGATGTATTGATCAAGCCGCTGCGGGCTTACGAGGACCGCGGCACCATCCGTGACACCGACAACGAGCCTTATGCCGCGCCTGTATGGCTGGCCAAGGAGCTGGAGCAACTCAAGCTTTGCAAGATCGTAGGCGAGGTTGGAGACGCTCTGACGTCGAACTTCAGTGAGCGCTCGGCGCTGACGGTTGCGAAGAAGGGGCAGCGTTGGATCATTGTCGACGCTGAAGGCGCTCAGGTCGGCAACTTCATCGGCAGGAAGGAAGAGGCCGAAAGCGAATTAGCCAAACTTTCGGCCTCCACCGCCTCGGATCCCGCCGCGAATCCTGAGCCTAATGCCGCTATCGAAGGACCGCCTGTTCAAAGCGAGAATTTGATTCCGGAACCCGAGCAGCACCAACCACCTCTGGAGTGACACATGCCCGTCATCAGCATAGAAACGGCCATGCATCACCTGCACGCCGAATCCGAAGATCAGCCGCTTGTGGAGGCATTGCTCGGCGCGGCTGAGGAAGCCGCTATGCAGTTTTTGCAGCGCCGGTTCTATGCCGATAAGGAGTCTGCCGAATCCGCCAAGGTTGGCACCGTTGATCGCATACGTGAGGCCCGTTCGGCCTATCAAGCGGCGAAGACGGAGGCGGAGCTACCAGAGAACGCCGACATACGCTGCACATTAGTGGAGCGGGCGCGCCAGGCTTTGGCCGATTCGTATGAGTCCATCGACATGGACGATTTCGGAATAGTGGCCAACCCTGCCATTCAGGCCGCGTGTCTACTCAAGCTGGGACACCTGTTCGCCAACCGCGAGGAAGTGGTAATTGGAACGACTGCTACGGAGATGCCGCTGGCGTCCAAGTCTTTACTCATGCCTTACCGCATCAGGATGGGCGTGTAATGCGTGCCGGACGACTTCGACATCGCGTTACGTTCCAGGCGCTGGGCCGACTGCAGGACCCTGACACTGGTGAAGAACTGGAGAGCTGGCAAACGGTTTGGAACAAGGTGCCCGCAGCGGTCGAGCCGCTGAGCGCCAGGGATTTTATAGCGGCCCAGGCCAGCCAGTCAGAGGCCACCGCGCGGATAGTTATCCGACACCGAGCCGGTGTGCTGCCGACGATGCGGATCCTTTACCGAGGGGATGTCTACGACATCAAAGGCCCGGCGCTGCCCGATCCCGATTCAGGTCTGGACTATCTCACCATCTTGGTGGCCAAGGGGGTCAACGATGGCTGACTCAGTGGATTTCCAGCTGGAGGGTATTGACTCTCTCGTTGGAAAACTCGAATCGATCACTCAGGACATGAAGCGTAAAGGTGGTCGGTCGGCGCTGCGTAAGGCTGCCCAGCTGGTGGCCAACAAGATGAAAGAAGGAGCGCAGCAGATAGACGACCCTGAAACAGGCCGATCTATCGCGGACAACGTCGCGCTTCGCTGGAACGGGAAATTGTTCAAGTCGAGCGGGGACCTGGGTTTCCGGGTTGGTGTTCTGCAAGGCGCTGTCCTCAAGAAAGGCGGCGACAAATCTGCGAACGCTGCGACGCCTCATTGGCGTCTGATCGAATTCGGTACTTCCAAAATGCGGGCGGATCCATTCGCGCGAAAAGCCTTGGCCGACAACATAGCGGAGGCAACCAACACATTCATCACTGAATACGAGAAGGCCATTGACCGCGCGATTAAACGAGCGGCCAAGGCCGCAGGGGGGGCGTGATGTCATATGCACCCATATTCGCGGTATGCGCTGCTGACGCAGGCGTGACGGCACTCCTCGGCGTCAGCCCCACCAGGCTCTATCCGTTCGATGATGCACCCGAAGGTGTGGCGAAACCGTATGCAGTCTGGCAGCTCATCACCGGCAGCCCAGAAAACTACCTCGCAGGCCGTCCTGACGCCGACAGCTTCACGCTGCAGGTCGACGTATATGCAGCCACTGGCAGCGATGCGAGGGCTGTGACCGCCGCAATCAGCAACGCCATTGAGCTGCAAGCTTATGTGGTCCGCTGGGGCGGCGAGAGCAAAGACGCCGAAACAAAGTTGTACCGGTCGAGTTTCGATGTCGACTGGATAGTGCTCAGGTAGTCCCAACCAACTTTACAGCCCGCCATGAGCGGGTTTTTTATGCCCGACATTTGGAGAACACAATGGCGATTTTGACTCAAGGCACCCAGATGTATGCGCTGGTGCCTACAACCGCAGACCCGACAAAGCTGGAGGTTATCGAGGTGGAATGCATTACAGCGTTCAACCCGGGCGGCAACCCAGCAGACCAAGTTGAAATTACGTGCCTGAGTGACAAGGTAAGGCGATACCTGCGCGGCTTGCGCACGCCTGGACAGGCTTCGTTCTCAGTAGACGCTGATCCGAAAAACGCCTCGCACGTCCGGCTTTACCAGCTTTCCGAGGATGACTCGGTCGAAAATACGTCGTGGGTCGTTGGCTGGGCTGATGGCTTCGATATCAAGCCCACCTTAAATGCGGCTGGCGATGATTTCGAGCTGCCACCGACACGCACCTGGTTCGTGTTCGACGGCTATGTCGCCGACTTCCCATTCGACTTCGCAGGAAATACAGTCGTGAAGACTGCGGGCACCATCCAGCGCTCCGGCGGCTCCGCCTGGATTCGCAAGTCGGCTAACGCATAAGGCATCGCGATGAAATTAAGTCTTGAAAGCTTGCGCGGCGTCGGTGCGTTTACCGGCCGCCCCGTTGAGAAAGAAATCAAATGGCAGCAGGGCGAAGAAGAAATCGTCGCCACGGTCTACGTCAGGCCGCTGGGGTTTCAAACGGCGATCAACGATGCGCTATCCGTCGCTGGCAAGGTGCAGGTTCACGCGGGCCGAATTGCCGCAAGTATCTGCGACGAAGAGGGGAAGCCCGTCTTCACGGTTGAAGACATCACCGGTGAAGCTGATCCAACGCGTGGCTCGCTCGACCCCACCCTGACTTTCGCGTTGCTGACAGTCATCGCCCAGGTCAACAACTTGGGAAAGACGGCGCCCTCTCCGGCGAAGAAGAGTTCTGGCACGAGCTCGTCCTCGCCGGCATCGGCGGGCGTACGATCGCGGAAGCCAAGGAAACCCTCAGCCTGAATGAGTTCAGGTCCTGGCTGAAGTACCGGGCGCTACGTGGCTCTCTGAACATCGGCATGCGGGTGGAACGCGGATCGGCATTGCTCGCAATGATGTACGCCAACGTGAATTACAAGGACGGTCCGTACAAGATTTTCGACTTCATGCAGCATGAGGTCGAGCCGCCCATCAGTCTCGAGCAGGCTATGGAAAGCTGGGCATAAAACTTAAAAGGCCCGCACAGCGGGCTTTACCTTTGGAGGCGGGTTGAATGAGCAAGTCACTGGGCACGCTCACGCTGGATTTGGTGGCCAGGATCGGTTCCTTCACTGGCCCTCTTGACAGGGCGAGCCAAGAGGCAAAGAAACGCAACGCGGAAATTGCCAAGTCTTTTGAAAACCTGGCCAAGGGTGTGGGCGTTGCCATCGCAGCTGTCCCTGCCGCTCTGACAGGGCTGGTCGCCTACACGGCCGGCAGCGCTAAGGAAATCTCCAACCTTGCAGCGCTGGCTGGTCTTGGAACAACCGAGTTCCAGAAGTACGCGGCGGGCGCGAAAACTGTTGGCGTTGAGCAGGACAAGCTCGCGGACATCTTCAAGGATACCAACGACAAGCTGGGCGACTTTTTCAACACCGGCGGCGGCGAGCTGAAAGACTTCTTCGAGGTCATCGCGCCGAAGGTCGGCGTGACAGCGGAAAGTTTCAAAAAGCTCAACAGCGCCGAAGCTCTTCAGTTGTATGTTTCGACCCTTGAGAAAGCGAATGTCTCCCAGGCTGAAATGACCTTCTATATGGAAGGCATTGCCGACGAGGCTAGTGCGCTCGTTCCCTTATCGCGCAACAGTGGGAAAGAGTTCAAGCAGCTGGGCGATGCTGCGGAGTCCGCCGGCGCTATTCTCAGCGTTCAAACCATAGCCGTCTCGAAACAGTTTTCGAGCGAGCTTGTGGGGCTCATGCAGAACTTGCAGGGGACAAAAAACAAGATCGCTGATGATTTCATGCCAGTGGTTCAGCAATTGACAAAAGACCTTAACGACAGCGTCAAAGCGGGCGGCGGTGTAACAAAGGTCGTGGGGGAGATGGGCGACAAGCTCGTTACCGCAACTGCATTTGTCGTTAGCGCTGGCGATGGAGTTACGAGAGTATTCAAGATCGTTTCGGATACCCTTGTAGGTATGTATGCGACGGCAGTTGGCTATACATCTTCGATGATGGCGGATGTCGCGGCGGGTTTGGCAAAGTTCACCATTGGTGATGTGTCCAAACAGTTCATAGCAGACAGTGTGCGCCTGCGCGATGAGGCTAAAGTGAACTTTGGCGCTGCCGCTGAGGCGGCAGCTGGGATCAAGGAAAGTCTCGAAACGCCCCTCGCGGGCGATACGATTCAGAAATACATCACCGATGCGCGGGCTGCTGCGGGCGAGTACCAGCGCCTATTTGGTGGTACCGGCTTCAGTGATCAGGGTGGAAAGGGCAGCGGAGTCGATCCTAAAGCTCTGGAAGCGGCCAAGCAGGCTGCAAAGGACGCCGCGTCGGCGGCGAAGAAACTGAGCGATACCGTCAAGGGTTCAGAGACCGACCTGCAGCGTCAGATCGCGCTGATCAATACCAGCAAGGACGCGCAGAAAAACGCTACGGAAGTGGACAAGATTCGCTTCGAAGTTGCATCGGGCAAGCTGGTCGGGATCAACGCTGTTCAGCAGAAGCGCCTCGAAGGGCTGGCATCGGAGCTGGATGCTCTCCAAAAACTCAAGGTAGCGAACGAGGAAGAGGCCAAGGCGGTTAGCTTCCTTGCCACGCTGAAGGATGAGAATGCTGCCACAGGCGGCGGCTTCGATATGGAGCTTGCTGGCGCAGGGATGGGCGACAAGGCCCGGGACCGCCTGAAGCAGGATATGGCCATTCTGGAGGATTACGCGCGCAAGGCTGCAGACCTTCAGGCGCAGCGCAACTCCGGCGATATCAGCGCTGAGCTGTATGCAAAAGAGACCGGCATGCTCTCCGAAGCGCTGGCTGAACGGATGGTCAAGCAGCAGGACTATTACAATCAGGTCGACGAAGCCCAGTCCAAGTGGATGGATGGCGTCAATGATGCCTGGCAGAACTACGTAGATGCTGCCGAAAACTATTCCGCCATCGCAGCTGATTTCGTGTCTGGCAGTCTGGATGATTTGACCGGCGGGCTGGGCGGCGTTTTCTCCGATGTGGTAACCGGCGCAAAGGACGCTGGCGATGCGATTGCGGATTTTGCCAGCAACATGGGCAAGTCGGTGATCAATGCGCTTTCCGACATGGCCGCGCAGTGGTTGATCTACCAGGGCATTCAACTGCTCGTTGGTAAAAGCGGGCAATCAGCTGCGGCCACTGGCCTGATCGCGAACGCTCAAGCGGCATCTGCGCAGGCAGCGCTGAACGCTTATGCATCGACTGCTGGTATTCCCCTGATCGGCCCCGGCCTAGCGCCTGCCGCTGCGCTCGCTGCTGCAGCTGCAACAGCACCAATGGTCGCTTCTGTTTCCGCTTCCGCGCTGATGGGTATGGCGCACAACGGTATAGACAATATCCCGAAGGAAGGTACCTGGCTGCTCGATCGTGGTGAACGCGTGCTCAACCCGAACCAGAACCGCGATCTGACCAATTACCTCGCTGACAAGTCCGGGACTGGCAGGGGTGGCGGCACCCCGATCACCATCAACGCGCCCGTTACCGTACAGGCCCAGCCGGGCGTCAGCGATGCGGACGCAATGCGGCAGGGTAAAGCTGCTGGCGAGGCGTTGGCTCAAGAGGTGCGCAGCGTACTGCAGCGTGAAATGGGGCAGGGCGGCTTGCTCTGGAGGCGCGCATAATGGCTGAGACATTCGATTTTGATGTACAGGTCGGAGCGTCTGGGGACGTGAAGCAGCGCACCTGGTCAAACGACTTCGGCGACGGTTACACCCAGGCAGGCGGCGTAGGTATCAACACCAAGTCGCAGGCATGGGACGTGACCGTGACCGGACGGTTCGGCGCTGGCCAGAAGCTCCAGAAGGTTCAGGACTTCCTTGATCGGCATGAGGGCTTCAAGTCATTCCTTTGGACACCGCCGGGAAGCGGGCAAGGCCGATACGCAGCAACCGGCTACAAACTGTCGACCCTCGGCAACGGTCTGCACTCACTGTCCACGAACTTCAAGCAAACCTTCAAACCCTGACCCCGCCGAGTGCGGGGTTTTTCGTAGGTAACCACCATGATTTACAGCGCGGACATCCAGAAACTGGAGCCCGGCAACCAGATTCGTCTATACGAATTGGATGCCACCCGGCTTGGAGCAACGCTCTGGCGCTTCCACGGGCATGAGCATGAGGGTGACATCATCTGGCAGGGGCAGCTGTATTCCCCGATCCAGATTGAGGTCACCGGCTTGGATATCCGAGGTGATGGTCGGCCAGCAACGCCGAAGCTCAAACTGGCCAATGAGCTGTCGGGAATTCCGCGAGCAGTTTCAGCGATTTGCCTTCAGTTCAAGGACCTCGCTGGCGCGGACTTCAAGGTGATCGAAACCTTCAAGCACTTCCTGGATGCCGCGAACTTCGACGGGGGCAACCCAGATGCCGCGGATCAGAGCCGCGTCAGCCTGTGGAAAATCGAGCAGAAGACCGAAGAAAACTTCTCGGCGGTCGGGTTCGAGCTTTCCAGTCCCATCGACATGGAAGGCCAGCAGCTTCCTGCCCAGCAGATCACCAAGCTGTGCCGCTGGGCGATGCGCGGCCAGTACCGGCAGGAGGCCTGCGCTTACACCGGTACCGCTTACTTCGACAAGAAGAACGAACCCACAGACAACCCTGCGCTGGACCGCTGCGGCGGCTGGTGGAGCAGCTGCAAGTTGCGCGGCAATACCCGCCGGTTCGGCGGATCAATGGGCGCGAGCCTGATCGCCAAGGGGTAAACATGCGAATCAATCAAAAGCTTCAGGACGCCATGCGGGCGCACGCCGAGCAGTCACACCCGGCCGAGGCCTGCGGGCTGCTGATCAAGACGGATGCAGGCCGCGAGTATGTGCCGTGCGGCAACGTGGCCACCGACCCGCTGCAGCACTTCCTGATCGACAAACACGACGCGGCGGCGGCGGAGGACCGGGGCGAGGTACTGGCAATCATTCACAGCCACCCGGACCACGCCGCCACGCCGAGCATGACCGATCTGGTCAGCTGCGAGCTGCACGAACTGCCCTGGGCGATTGTAGGCTGGCCCGGCGGCGATATTCAGTGGTTCAAGCCGACCGGGTTCCAGGCTCCGCTGCTTGGCCGGGACTTCTCGCATGGCCTGCTCGATTGCTGGTCGGCCTGCCGCGACTGGTACGCCCGCGAGGCCGCGCTGCCGCTGCCGAACTTCGAACGCAAAGAACTGTGGTGGGAAGATCCTGACAGCCCGAGCCATTACGAAGACAACTATGAAGCATGTGGCTTCGTCCGGGTTGAGCAGCCCCAGCGAGGCGACATGCTAATTTTTCAGCTACCAACTGTAGGTCGTCCCTGCCACTTCCCGAATCATGCCGCGATCTACCTCGGCGCCGATGCCAGCCTGCACAGCGAGGACGCTCCGGCTCTGGGTGGCTCTGGCCCGTTCATCTACCACCACATGCCCGGTCGCCTGGCTGCCCGAGAGGTCTACGGCTGGTCGATGGCCAACCGCGTGAAACTGATCCTGCGCCACAAGGAATACACCCCATGACCATGCGCACCATCAAGCTGTACGGCGTGCTGCGCAAGTACTTCGGGCGTGAGTACCGCATTGACGTACACAGCGTGCGGGATGCGGTGAACGCCCTGTGCGCCATGAAGCCAGGCTTCGAGAAATTCCTGCGGACGGGCGAAGAGCGTGGACTGGTGTTCAGCGTCTTCTGCGGCAAGCGCAACGCTGGCGAGGCCGAATTCGACATGCAGGGCAGCGATAACACCGATATTCGTATCGTGCCCTTGATCCAAGGCAGCAAGCAGGCTGGCCTGTTCCAGGTCGTGCTGGGCGTCGCGCTGGTTGTAGGCGGCTTGTTCACCGGCGGCACAACTACAGCGCTTGGCTTGGGCCTGCTCGCTGCTGGCGCGGCGGTCGGGCTTGGCGGGGTTGTGCAGATGCTTTCCCCTACGACAACAGCTACTACCGGCAACAAGAACGACGACGGGAACAACCCCAGTTACGGGTTCGGTGGGGCCGTGACCACGGTCGCCCAGGGCAACCCCTACCCGGTGCTGTACGGCGAGCGCGAGATTGGCGGCGCTGTCGAGTCAGGCGGCATCTACACACAAGATCAGATTTGATCGTCAGGTAACACTAGACCCGCTTCGGCGGGTTTTTCTTTTTCTGGGGGCGGTATGGGAAGTGCGGCAGCAGCGCGAAGCATTCGCGGGAGCAAGGGCGGCGAGGCGAAACAGAAGCAGCCAACGATTGCCACGAACGGCACAGCTTCTATCGCCACCGCACGCATCGTCTATCTGTGGAGCTGGGGGCCGATTGTTGGCCCGGTGAACGGCCTGCGCTCGGTGAAACTGGACGGAACACCGCTCGTGGCCGAGGACGGCACTGTTAACTTCCCAGGCGTGAAATGGCAGTTCCGCAACGGTGAGCTGAACCAGCCGCGTCTTGAGGGCATTGCCGAGTCGAGCAATGAGGTCGATGTAAACCAACAACTGCTCAGCACCACGCCGTACCTGCGCACCATTACCAACCCGGTGCTGGACGCGGTGCGCGTTCGCTTCAGCTGGCCACAACTCCAGTCGCAGGATGCGAGCGGCAACGTCAATGGCGTGCGAATCGAATATGCCATTGACCTGGCCACTGACGGCGGCCCTCTCGTCCAGGTGCTAAAAGACTTTGTGGACCGCAAGAACGTCACGAAGTACGAGCGCAGCCACCGCATCAATCTGCCTGCGGGCAGCCGCTGGACCATGCGCGTGCGACGGATCACGCCAGAGGCGAACAGCTCTCTGGTTCAGGACGCCATGTTCATTGATGCGGTCGCTGAGGTGGTGGACAGCGACCAAGAGTTTCCGCTCACCGCGGTGGGCTGCGTCGAATATGACGCTCAACAGTTCGGCGGCGACATCGCCAAGATCGCGGTTCACATGCGCGGCATGATCGTGCGCGTGCCGACCAACTACGATCCTGAAACGCGGACCTATGCCACATCAGGCGCCGGGACGAGCAACGGCATTTGGGACGGGACGTTCAAGCTTGCGTACACCAACAACCCGGCCTGGGTCTGCTATGACATCTCGCTGAACCCGTATTACGGTCTGGGTCACCGAATCGATGCCACGATGGTGGACCGCTGGAACCTGTACCGCATCGCGCAGTATTGCGATCAGATGGTGCCGGACGGTATGGGCGGCACGCACCCGCGATTGACCTGCAACATTTATCTGCAGAAGCAGGCGGATGCCTACGCGGTGTTGCAAGACCTGTCGGCCATCTTTCACGGCATGAGTACTTGGGATGGCAGCCAGATCACGTTCACCGCCGATATGCCTGGCGATCCCGTTTACACCTACAACCCTTCGCAAATCCTCAACAACGGCGAAATCCAGTATTCGGGCACCCGTGCGCGCGACCGTCACAACCTGGCGATGGTGACCTGGGATAACCCGGCTCAGGATTTCAAGACAGACAAAGAGCCCGTCTTTGATGACGTGGCGATGGCCGAATCTGGATCGGTCAACGAACTGGCGGTGGACGCTTACGGCTGCACCTCGCTCGGGCAGGCGCAGCGGGCAGGGCAATACGCGCTTATCACTGAGCAGACTCAGACGCGGCCAGCGACCTTTCGTGTTGGCCTCGACGGGCAGATACCGAAGCCTGGTCAGATCATCGCCGTGGCCGACCCGATGCTGGCTGGCCGAGCGAACGGTGGGCGCATCAGCGCAGTGTCGGGGCGGGTTGTCACTGTGGACCGTGACATCGATATTTCGACCGGCGCCAAGCTGCGGGTGAACCTGCCCAGCGGCAAGTCCGAAGCCCGTGTGATCACTTCAATCAGTGGACGGCGTGTGACGATCGCTGCCAGCTTCAGCGAAGTACCGGAAGCGGAATGCGGCTGGATACTCGAATACGACGACCTGAAAACCATGCAGTTTCTGGTGCGCAACATCACGTGCCCGGAATGGCACCAGTACCAGTTCGAGTGCATCCAGCACGAACCAAGCAAGTTCGACGCCATCGACTTCGGCGCCGTGGTGGATATCCGCCCAATCAGCGGCGTACCTGTGGGCGTGCAGTCTGCGCCAGGCGCGGTGTTCGTGACGCAGCATGTTGTCATCGATCAGGGCATCGCTGTCACCAACATGACCATCAGCTGGGACGCTGCGCCAGGCGCGGTAGCGTACGACGTGGAATGGCGCTGGGGCTCGCGTGAGTGGGTCAAGGTGCCGCGTACCGGTGAGCTGCTGGTTGACGTGCCCGGCATCTACTCCGGCCAGTACATGGCCAGGGTGCGCGCTGTCAGCGCTTTGAACGTGTCATCGCTCCCGACTACATCCCTGCTGACAAACCTTAAGGGCAAGACAAGCTTGCCGCCGGCTGTTACGTCGCTGACTACCACGCCTCTGATCTACGGGATTGGCCTTAAATGGACTTTCCCGCCAGGCGCAGAAGATGCTCAACGTACTGAAATATGGAACAGCAAGATCAATGATCGCACTACTGCGACGAAGCTTGCAGACTTTGCCTATCCGCAAGCCAGCCATGAAATGCAGAACATCACGCCGGGGACGAACCTGTTCTTTTGGGCGCGCATTGTCGACAGGTCTGGAAACGTAGGGCCGTGGTTCCCAGCAGATAAAGGTGTGCTCGGACAGGTCAGTGTCGACGAGCCGGCGTATGAAAAGTACTTCATCGGAAAGATCAAGGCTTCGGCGCTGGGCGATCAGCTATTCACTGAAATCGGAAAAATCTCCGGGAATGGGGATGGCTCCGTAAACAAACGTCTTGCTGAATTGAAAAGCGAGGTCGGCGCTATCACCGATGCGCTTGTCTACGTGCCGACCGATGCCTACGTGCGCGACAACACCGTGCGCGTGGGTGACAACCTCTGGACGGCCATCGCGGCAGTGCCTGCGGCTGCGAACGGCGCCAACGGCCCGCCGAACCCTACGTACTGGGTCAACACCGGCCAGTCGATTCGCTCGGCCAACGCCCAGGCGGATCAGGTTTCCAAAAACACAGCCAACATCGCAACGGTCGACGGCAAGACCAGCGCGACCGCCAGCCAGCTGCAGGCGGTTCAGGCCCAGTACCGAGCAGACAGCGGGGAGGGCGATCTGCTGGACGCGCTCAAGGGCTGGGACAGTACAGCCAGCTACGCACAGGAAGTGAAAGTCAGGACTGAGCAGGATTTCGCCCAGGCCCAACGCACCACGTTGCTGGATGCACGTGTCGGTGGCAACGAGTCGAAAATCAGCATCGTCGAAACGACAATTGCTACGGACAGGCAGGCTACCGCCCAGCAGCTGACAACATTGAGTGCGGCGGTCGATTCGAATCAGGCCGCCACCCGGAGCAAAGCAACCGCCAGAGCAGATGCAGACAGCGCGCTCGCCGCCAGAATCGAGCAGGTACAAGCCACCGCCAGCGGTGCAAGTTCTGCCGTAAGGGACGAAGCAGCAGCGAGAGCGGATGCGGACGGTGCCCTGACCCGACAGATAAGCACTGCGCAATCGACAGCAAATGGGGCGTCGGCCAATGCTGAAACGGCTACAAAAACCGTTTCGGCGCTCGGCGGCAAGGTTTCGGCGCTTACGACCATTAAAACGGCCACCACAGTTGGCGGGCGTACGGTTATGGCCGCTCTGGCTGTAGGCGTCGAGGGTCAGGAGCAGGAGTCGCAGATACTCGCGTTTGCGCAGCGCTTCGCAATTCTGGACGAGGTCAGCGGAACGATGATTGCGCCGTTTGTGGTGCAAGGCGGGCAGGTGTTCATCAACACCGCAATCATCAACACGGCCTTTATCAGAGAAATCATTGCGGGAATGTCGATCACGTCTCAGGCCCAGAACTCACGCGGTGAGCCTTTGTTAGAACTCAACTTCGTAACGGGTGCGGTGAATATTCGCAGCCAGGACGCGGAAGGCTCGGTGCTTCTAAACAACCGGGGTCTTTATGTTTATGACGCCAACTTGGTAGAGCGCACGGCTGTAGGTCGATTGACGGCGTCTTAACCTCGTACTGATAAAGCATTTTGGAGAAACGATGGATATTTATGGAGTGCGAGTGCGAGACGCCAGCAACGTCCAGACTTTAGGGATGGAAGATTTCACTATCAGAAAGCTGGCTTCGATGGTGATTCCAGCTTCTCGCACGGGCGGTCAGGGCGTTCGTAGTGATTATATCCTGATGGATGTACCGGACTATGATCCTGCGAAGTGTTTCGTTTTGATTACCCCAAGGCAGTATGCATCCTATGGGCAGCCCGGCAGTCCTGATGCGTGGGGGTATGTTCCTACTTATAAGGATTTGGGAGGAACGAGCATCGGAATATTCACCTATGTCAATAGACGGCGCGCTACAGGTGTGGGTGGACGTTACAGCGATGAATGGGTAGAGCATCCTGTTGAGTCTATAGTGGAAGTAGTGAGGGTAGGGTAATGGTGGACTATGGATTTTCTGCGGTTAATGGGGCGAGCTCGGTTATTATCGGTAGCCAACACAAGGTGCTGGTCTTTTCCGAACGAGGCCAGTTCGCCATCACTTCCCGATATACGGATAAGGAAGGGTTTGGATCTGTCGTGTTTGCCCGGCCAATTTTGACCCAAGAGCCGCCACAGATTTTCGTCAGGCACATAAGCGGTAGCCATCCTTCCTTGGGTATTTATACCACCATGTCGGGAGGTCCAGGTAACTGGACCGGGTTTTTGGTGACCTCGGCAGTTAGGCTTGGCAGTTCGCTGCAGAACTACTCAATGGAGTACGTCTCTTGCAAGTTTGCTGATCAGCCAAGCCCCGAGGTTTACGGCATGAATATTCGGGACGATGCTTGGCGCATAGTATTTTCGTCGGCTGACAAGATTGTGAAATACAGCAAGTTCGCCAAAAACTGGACAATACAAAAAGGCGATATGGTTGATATTTATAATAGCAATCTGACCATTGATGCTGACGACTTTGTTTGCATTTCCAGCATAGACCGGGGCGTCATGTGGTTTGCAGATGGCGTCCAGTTTGCGGGGCTTAACTTGCTAAGTAACAGCGTGCCAGTTTTACAAATAAACGCTCAAATCGCGGGCGGCGGATATTGGTATTACCAAGGGATGAACGAAACCTGCTTCGCTATACCGGTCTGTAAGTTTCCTGCCTCTAGATATTATAACTAAACACTTTTGTGGAGCTGCACCCATGCCTTGGTATAAAACCGGGACGGTTTCCGTCACCCAAAATTCGAACGCCGTTATCGGTAGTGGTACGGCGTTCATTGCAAATAGCCGTGTTGGTGATGGCTTTCGTGGCCCAGACGGCGGCTGGTACGAGGTGACGAACATCGCCAGTGATACCGCCATGTCGATATCGCCAAACTACCAGGGCGCCAGCAATGGTGCTGGTGGGTACGCGCTCGCTCCTCTGCAAGGCTACGTCAAAGATTCAGCCGATGCGCTCCGGGCGCTGGTGAACCAGTTCGGTTTTAAGCTTGCTGCGCTGCGCAGCACCGGCAATTACGACATTCTGCCGGTGGACAAGGGCGGGACTGGCGCAGCGTCGGGGGCTGATGCCCGAACGAACCTAGGTCTCGGCACTGTTGCAACCGAAAACACTGTTCCGGTTAACAAAGGGGGTACAGGCCGCACTGACGGACGAGTGCTGCTGTCCGAGATCGGAGTCCAGCAGGCAGCAGCCCTCTTCGGAGTGCAAGGCATGTATATGGGCTGGAATACCGGCTCTAAGGGTGAGGGTCACTTCGTTGTAAACAAGGGCGGTGGTGCGGGTGGATTTACGTGGCGCTCCGTCAACGCGGCCAACAGCGCTACCGGCCCCGAAATGACCTATAGCTATGACGGCCTGTTGAGTGTGTCCTCACTTGCTGTGACTGCCGCACCAATCGGGATTTCATCCGGCGGCACGGGAGGCAACACTGCTGCAACCGCTCGCAACGCTCTCGGCGTTGGCGCCGCTCAAGCGCCTACTTTCGGCGGAATTGAACTCAGCAACACCAGTCCTTATATCGACTTTCATTTCAACAACACTGCTGCCGACTATGACGTCAGGATCATCAACCAAAATTCTGGAATTCTTACTGTTGCTGGCGCTCTTGAAGTGACCGGACGGGTTGCTTCAGCAGGTACTTGGTGTAGAGCAGGCCTTAGCGCCGGGCGTGGCGGCACCGTCTATAACTACAACTGGACCGGCTCAAACGTAGACGTGTGGATCGACAACACCTATGTCGGGACCATGACGCTGTTCGGGTCTGACTACCGGTTCAAGAAGTACATCACCGATGCAAAAGTATCGTCGTACCGTGATCGCATCAACGCTTACAGAATCGTCACCTACCAGCGCAAGGTGTTCGGCGCGGTGTTTCGTGGCGATGGAACCACCTATCAAGGCTTGATTGCGCATGAGGCGCAGGCTGTAAATCCCTTGGCCGTGACCGGCGAGAAGGATGGCGTCGACGAAAGCGGCAACGCACGTATCCAGCAGCTCGACCCGATGGCCTTGATCACCGATCTGATGGGCGCTGTCAAAGAGCTGCACACAGAGTCTTTAGAGCTGCGCGCCGAGCTGGCCGCGCTCAAGACATCGATTCAGCCAGCCCCAGAACCAGCCGCCGCGTAACACCTGCACAGCAACACCCGCACCCCCGCCATTGAGCGGGTATTTTTTTGCCTGGAGAAACCGAAATGCCGATCACTGCGCAGCAACTACTGCAGATCCTCCCGAGCGCCGGCCAGAAAGCCGGCGTTTTTGCACCCGTCCTGAACACAGCGATGAGCAAGTACCAGATCGTGACCCCGCTGCGTATCGCTGCATTCATTGCCCAAGTCGGCCATGAGTCCGGTCAGCTGCGCTACGTCCGCGAGATTTGGGGCCCAACGAAGCAGCAGCTGGGTTACGAGGGCCGAAAGGACCTTGGCAACACCGTTGCGGGTGATGGCTCGAAATTTCGGGGCCGTGGACTGATCCAGGTGACGGGCAGGGCCAATTACGAGGAATGCGGCGAAGCACTGGGCCTCGACCTGATCAACCATCCCGAATTGCTGGAACTGCCGCAGCACGCCGCTATGTCGGCGGCGTGGTTCTGGCACCGGGCCGCTCTCAACACGCTGGCCGACAAGGGCGACTTCCTGACCATCACCAAACGTATCAATGGTGGCACGAATGGCTTGGCTGATCGGCAGACGCTGTATGTCCGCGCGCTTGAGGTGCTGGCGTGAGCGGTCTTTACGCACGAGTCGGCGGCTTATTACTGATCTTGCTGGCGCTGGCCGGTGCGTTGTACGGGGCTTACCTGCATGGCGTGACCGTCACCGACCTGGACTGGAAGGCGAAGTGGGCCGAGGAAGTCAGTTCCCAATCCGAAGCGGTGGCCACGACGACCACCGAATACCGAACCGAAGAGCAACGCCGTCAGAAAGCGGCCAACCAGGTAGCAAACCATGCAAGACAAGAACAGACCGCTGCGCTTACTGATGCTGCTGTCGCTGATGCTGCTGTCGCTGATGCTGCTGGCGACCGGCTGCGCGTCGAAGCCGGAAAGCTGGCAGCCGCCACAAGTTGCTCCCCCAGCAATACCGGCGCTGCCGAACGAGGCAAGGCAGCCAGCCGTGCCGCAATGGTGCTCTCCGAGCTGCTCAGCAGGTCTGACGCGCGAGCGGGAGAACTCGCTAAATACGCTGACTCTGCCCGAGTAGCCGGGCTGGCGTGTAATCGCCTTGTCGATGAGCTATCCGGCACCATCAATCAAGTCAGGCCGTAGGCCTGATTAGAATTCGTGCTTCACGCACAAAAGGAGCGGCTGGTAAGGATGCGTCAACATCCGTTCCAGCCACCGAACCGCAGACTATTCCTGCAAGTCCAGCCAAGGCCCCTCGCTCTGTGCACAAAGCGCGGCGAGCCTAGCACCTGTTTATCCATACAGTAAAGGCTTGCACATGACTAACCCAATTGTTCCCTGGATGGGCGGCAAGCGCCGCCTCGCCGACCGACTTATTCCCCTTTTCCCGCCACATGAATGCTATGTCGAAGTTTTCGCTGGTGGAGCCGCGCTGTACTTCATGCGACCTCAGGCCGCCCCTGTTGAAGTTCTGAACGACATCAACGGCGAGCTGGTTAGCTTGTACCGGGTGGTGCAAAACCATCTCGAAGAATTTGTGCGCCAGTTCAAATGGGCGCTTAGCTCCAGGCAAGTGTTCGAGTGGCAAAAAACGACCCGTCCTGAAACTCTCACCGATATTCAGCGAGCCGCCCGATTTTTCTATCTCCAGCATCACGCCTTCGCAGGCAAAGTTACTGGCCAGACATTCGGGACCGCGACAACTGGTCCTGCCATAAATCTGCTGAGGATCGAGGAAAACCTTTCCGCTGCTTGGCAGAGGCTTTCTGGCACGTATGTCGAAAACCTTCCTTGGCTGGACTGCGCCGAGCGTTACGACCGTGCCCACACCTTTCACTACATGGATCCCCCGTATTGGAAAACCGCTGGCTATGGCGTGGATTTCCCGTTCGAAAACTACGAGCGAATGGCCGACTTCATGCGGAGATGTAAAGGAAAGGTGATGGTGAGCATCAATGATCACCCGGACATCAGGAAGGTTTTCGACGGCTTCCATTTTGAGCAGGTGGATATTCGCTACACCACTTCGAATCAGCGGCAAGGCAAGAGTGAGGTCAGTGGAGAACTCGTGATAATGAATTGGGAGCCGTCTGCGCTTGGGGGCTTGTTCTGAGGCTTCGCGCCTTTTTTTATGTACTTTGGAGGCAAAATGCAGACATCGATTAAGCAAGAAAACTACGACCGCACCATAAAGGTAACGCTGGCAGTGAAGGCGAACGGTGGTTCGGTGTCAGTCCAGATCCAGGCTGGGGACAGCTGGATCAATACCGACACGTTCTGGAAAGACGGTGCCTATCAGTTGAGCTTTCCGCCGGCGACGATCCGCATCGTGCCCGCTGCTGGCGCTGCGTTTGAGGTATACGCATGAGCCTTCTGGTCAATCCCATCCCCCGGCGCCAGCCGATCCGACGCGGCCTGGGTCTGCTCGGAGATAGCTTCTCGGGCAATTGCCACACCATCGCGGCGACCGCGTTCGGCACTGAGGCCTATGGCTATGCCGGCATGATCGCGGCGCGTACCGGCCTGTTTCCCAGCTACCTGGACAATCAAGGCAAGCTCGGCGACCACACCGGGCAGTTCCTGGCCAGGCTACCGGCCTGCATTGCCTCGTCTACGGCCGACCTGTGGCTGCTGCTGTCACGCACCGACGACAGCACCACGGCGGGTATGAGCCTCGCCGATACGAAAGCCAATGTGATGAAGATCGTCACCGCGTTCCTGAACACGCCTGGCAAGTACCTGATCGTCGGCACTGGTACGCCGCGTTTCGGTAGCAGGGCGCTGACCGGTCAGGCGCTGGCCGATGCGATCGCCTACAAAGACTGGGTGCTGAGCTACGTTAGCCAGTTCGTGCCGGTCGTGAATATTTGGGACGGCTTCACCGAGGCAATGACGGTTGAGGGTCTGCACCCGAACATCCTCGGTGCCGACTTCATCAGTTCGCGAGTGGTGCCGATCATCGCCGCCAACTTCGAATTCCCGGGTATCCCGTTGCCCACGGATGCTGGCGATATCTACTCGGCCATTCGGCTGCCTCAATGCCAATCCTCTGCTGGCGGGCACTGGCGGCACGCTCCCGGCTGCCGTGAATGCCGTGGCTGGCTCGGTGCTGGCGGACGGCTACAAGGCCGTGGGCTCAGGCCTGAACGGCATTACCACCCGCTGGTTCAAGGAACCTGCCGCGTATGGCGAGGCGCAGTGCATCGAGCTGGGCGGCAACATGGCGGCGGCGGGCGGCTACATCTACATGCAACCCACGGCCAACGTGGTACAGACCAACCTGGCGGCCGGCGATGTTATCGAAATGGTGTCGGCGGTTGAAATCATGGGTTCGTCGCGTGGCATTCTGGCTTGGGAGGCTGAATTGACCATTACCAAGACGGTCAATGGCGCATCGTCTACGTTCTACTATCGGTCGATGGACAAGTACCAAGAGCCGTTCACCATGCCGGCCAATTTCGTGGGGCAGCTGGAAACGCAGCGCGGCACGATTGACCTGACTGAAACCGTGATCACCTCGCGCATGGGCCTGTACCTAGCCGCTGGCGTTGCACAGGACTCGACTGTCAAGGTCGCTCAGTTCGGTATTCGCAAAGTATAGATGGGAGGTGATCAGTCCCCCCAAGTGCCTTATAACCATTCTTTGACTGCTGGCGCTACTGACAGTGGCCTGATGCCGATCGGCATTCTCTGGGTGCTTTACTCTGGCCAGTCTTGCGACACATGACTAAAGGATCGATCCGTGGCCAACGGTCTGACCAAAAATGGAACCGAATGACTCCCTATGGCCACTGAGTGTCATCAAAATTGTCGAGGTACATTATGAAAAACTCATTTGATCGTCTTGTTGAAGGACTGGCAAAGGACTACAGCATGCCGAACCTGCCTGATAAGAAAAATGACAATGAAGTTTATTGTTTTGAATTTCAGAGCGGTATTGAGATAAAAGTTTATCAGGACGAATCTCGATGGGTCTCTTTTGTAGCCGAAATCGGCAAATTTCAAAGCGTAAGCAGTGATGCGTTGAGTCAAGCACTACAGTTAAATAACTTTAGCTTTAGAAAGCCTTTTATTACATTTGGAATGAATAGCGAGAAGGGCGGTGTATTGCATACCCGGATTCCACTAATTGAGATGAATAACGTTGAAATGCGCAAAGTGTTCGAAGATCTATTGGAAGTCGCGGTGGGTATTAGGAAAAAGTTTAACCTCGCATAAGCCTCATGAGGTTTAGTAGCTTTCTGAAGAAGTCGGAAAGATCTATACAGATGTCTCGGCAGGCGCCTTAGTGGCAACACGGCACTTGTCTTGATGGTCGCCCTGTACGCAGGGCAAAAAGTACGGGAAGATGCCGTAAACGACTGATAAATGTTAAATCGTTGTGCTGGATCCAGCGCTGAAACCATGTATCAGTCATAGACATCTGCACGTAAAAAATGAAGAAAACTACAGCTTTTTAAGCTTTTTAACGTAGGAGGTTGTTATGGGCAATTGGTGTGTGAGTTCAGGTTCTCATAATGTTTACAGTCCGCCGGACTCGCCGCGAACAACTTCAGGCGCTTCTGGTTCTAGTCACGCTATTGGCGGACAAAACCTTACGTCTGTTTACCAGCTATCCCCCAGTCAGAGAGAACAGTTTCTGAACACTCATGATCCTATGAGGGCAATAGGCCTTAACTCAGAAACGCCGGTTTACAGAACGACTGAAAGTCATTATGTACGAGGCGGTATGCTTGCCGGTAATCCAGAGTCTTGTGCAAGCATCGCGTTGCATGAAGAGCTGCGGCCCAATCCTTATGCCAGCTATATCGGTGCCTCATCACATGAGGCAAGAGCGTACCTCCCGAAACAGGCTCACGCTACCGATCTAGGAGTTCCATCGTTAAACGTGATGGTTGGCTCGAGAGCGCGATCTGCGATTCAAGGCTATTCTCATGGTAATCATGTGGCGGTCAAGATGCGATTGGGGGACTTCCTCGAGAAGGGTGGCAAGGTCTATTCGGATATATCGTCAGCCGCTGACAATGGAGAGACTGCACGCGCTTTGATCGTTACATTGCCTCGAGGTAAGAAGGTGCCGGTCGATATTATCTGACTATCGTGCTCGACGATAAATTTAGGCGTTAAGCTTTCGTCTAAATTAATTTAAAAGACGTACATCTTCTGATGTGCGTCTTTTTTGGTGCGTTCTAGATACTGATTTTATATGGGCGTATAGTGCCGCGATAGCTTTGGCTTTCGTCATCTCCGAGCTCATTTCAGTCTTTCTTATAACGTGTGGCTTTTAGCGGTGAAAGTTGATTTTCGCCCAAGAATCGCAGGTGCCGCGTAACAGGCCAGATATCCGGTTGTCTATATCTTTCAATTTGTCCCGGGATTGTAATGATCTGGGTTTTGGTACGAAAAGTCAGGGGGCGTAGTTTGCCGCAATGATCGCCTTAGCATTTTTCGAAGTTTCACGGAAAGATAGGCAAGTGGAACCAAATGCGTATATATGACCACTCACTTATCGGAGTTGGACGTGCAATTACAAAATATTGGACTTGCAGCTTAAACTAACATGCCCCTTAATAACGCATCTATGGCTTACGAAAACAGCACCAGATGACGTGCGCTGGCGGACTGCAAAGTCGTGATTCGAGTTTAAGATTTTTAACTGATTTGGGAATTTAATATGTTAAGAATAAACGCCTTTCATGGCTCAAATACTATTGCTTTGAACGGGTGCGGAGAGCAAAGTCGGTAAACTGGGGTATGATAGGTCTTAAGTCTTTGAGGCCTATAGAAGTTCAAGCATCTGTTATAAATGGAAAGCTTCATATCTCTTCAAATTTTCACAGTGAGCATATCCAGGAATCATTGCATTTTGCTTTGACGAAAGATATTGAGCGCGCAATCCCTTACCCGGGAAATATAAGATCTAGAGCGCTGGTTGAGGAATGCAGGAATAGGCGCCATATTGTAAAATTCAAAGAAAATTTTCTTGACCAAAAAAGGTTTGAGGTATTGAAGCAAAATACCGTTTCCGAGATAGCCAAAGGCTTGGGCTGTCCTGATGAGAATAACCTCTCCCGTCAGGATCTTTCTCAGCAAGCTATCGCTGCGCTACATATTTTGCATGAAGTGATTCAGGCTGCTTCGCAGTCGAATCCGTCATTCGAAGAGTTAGTTATTCATCCTCCCTTCAGAGATGCAAGTCTCGATGGCTTATTACCTGAAGGGATTACTCAAACTATGCATGCAGAGCAGAACATTCAGAGTGCTTTGGCGGAAGATAAAGATGGCCAATATCAAGAAATAATAGAGAAGCTTGGCCTGCAAGAAGGAAAACATGTCATTGTTCCTCTTGCTGGAAAATTTGTGCCCTGTGCGGCATGCTCTGAAGTTGAGCAAGAGACCAAGGGGCCGGAGGGGTTGTTCGATCCTCACAGTGGCAAGTTTATACTCCATAGATCAAGCCAGCGCATCGGGATGGGGTTTTGGAATGAGGTGCAACATATTGCTTTTGAAGGCTTGAATGCTGATCGAGAGAAAGCCCTTGCCAAAGGTATTGCTATAAGGGATCGTTTTTATGATAAGCCTGATAAGCCTG